GACAGTAGCCTTGCGGCTTCAGTCGTGGCGCATGCTGTGCCGCATAGCGCTGGCGTTCCAGCGCGTCCTGCGTGTTCACTTCGTCGGCAGCCTGCGCCTTGTCGAAAATGTCAGCCATATACTGGCCCCCCATCGACAGGAGGCAGGTTGTCGTTCGATGCCGCCGCCCTCATGTCGTCCCGAATCATGCGCGTTTCCACCAGCGTGGCGTACCCGATGATATCGTGCCAGTTGTCGATGTATGACGGGTCGCCATTCAGCATGCGGGCGATTTTGTCCGCAATCACCGTCAGCGCTTGCTTCTGGTCCGGGGCGAGGTCGTTCCAGCCGTCAGCGCATCGCATAGCATCCTGGATGCCCTGCGCGATGGCAGCGTGGTGTTCGAACTCGCCATAGCGCCGGCCGCGCTCTTGGAGTGTTTGTGCAATGCTCATGATGCAAGGTCTTCCGTGTCGGTTTTCGGCTTGTTGTCGTTTGCCGCGTTGGCGACCATGTTGGCGGACTCCCAGGATTCCAGCTGCGCGATGGGATATCGCACCTTGCTGCCCAGTTTCTGGTACGGCGGCCCCTTCTTCTGCGCGCGCCAGTTCGCCAGCGTGCCGGCGCTGACGGCACCGCCCCAGCGCTGCGATACTTCCGCAGCACTGAGGAACTGCGATTGTGCCTGTGCCATGCGTTGCCTTTCCTGGTTATGCGGCCGACTGGGCGGCACCGCCCAGCAGCGCGTTGTTCAGTTCGTCCGCCCGCTGGTTGTCGTTGCTGGCGGCGCGCTGCGCGTCGAACGCCTGCGCAGATTTCTTCAGATCATCAGGGCAACCGTTCGGACCGATGACCTTGCGGATGCTGGTCGGCAGCGCGATCCACGCCTTCTGCAGCGCTTCCGTGCCCTGTTCGCACACCAGCTGCAGGCTATCGCGCGCGTCCTTTGCGGAGTCGTCCACCTGCTTGGCGCCGTCCACCCAATCGCGCAGCTGCTTGCCGTGTTCGGCCGTCAGGTAGCCGCGCGCAGCTTCGCCAGCCGTGCCGAAGATGCCTTGCAGTTCGGAAGGGCACTTGATGATGTCGCGTTCCTTCCCGCCGTTCCACAGCATAAGACTTGCCGTCAGTTCGAAAGTGAAGTTTTTTTCCTGGATGGGCAGCACGCCCTGCGGCTCGTATTCCGTTTTGCCGTTGACCCTCACCAGCTTGACCTTTTCGCGGGCGCGCATGCACGCGATGATGTGCAGCGGCGACTGCAGCAGCGCGTTCATGAATTTCTTGTGTTCGGCCTTCGCGTCGTTCCAGCGCGGATTTTTCGGGTTGCCGGCGTGCGCGATATCTTCCAGGCCGCCGATACCTTCGTATTCGTGCGATACGCTGTCAATCACCAGCACTTCCACGCCAGCGTCAACGAACGCCTGGATGCCCTCGATGTAGCGCGCAGGCGAGAACGGCGGCGTGAGGTCGCCAATCAGGAACTTGTGCACCTTGCCGTTCGCATCTTGCAGCGCGTCCGAGTACAGCCGGCCGCGCCGGTTCTCCGTGCACATCAACCCCACCTTGCGGCTGTCATGGTTCGCCATTCCGAAGGCGAGCTGGAGGGCCGTGAACGTCTTGCCGCCGCCGGACACGCCGCCGAGTCCGACAACCAGCCGCGCGCCCTCGCGCGTAGCTTCTTCAATCTTGAAAATACTCATTTCGTTATTGCCCCTTACGGAAGTTGAATGCGAGCGCTGCGAACGCCACAAAAGCGGGGAGAACAGCGGCACGCCAGATGTTAATCGAGTGGAACGCGTTGGCGATGATGATGGTCAGCATGAATGCGCCCACAAGAACGCCGACGATGTACAAAATTGTTTTCATGATTTCCCCTTTAGGCGGCGTCAGCGAACTTGCGCATGTGCCACTGCGGCAGGCTGATGGTTTGAACCTTGTTGCCATAACCGGGCCACGCATCGGCCGTACGGCATTCGTGATACGTTCGCAGCGCCCTTTCGTACTTGGCGCGGCCCACATCCACGCTTTCGCTGTCGAGAACATACACGGCGACAGCATACGGCGCGGACTTTTCGACGGCGACGAACACGAACTGTTTTGCGCTGGCGGGATGATCCACCGTCGCTTCGCCCTGCTGCTGCAGCGCCAGGTTCAGCGTGTCCACGTAGAACGGGTGCTGCATATCATACCCGTACTTGGCGATGCTGCGCGCGAACCCTTCCTGGCTGGCGTCCTCCGTGGTCTTCAAATCAGCCACGATACCATCGAAGCGCCACAGGTCGGGGCGCACGCGGCGCAGTTCGCCCGTTGCCGGGTCATTGGCGTATGCCGACAGTTCGGTGACGTACTTGCAGCCAGTCAGCACAGCGCGCGCCGCCGGGTGCGCCATCACTGCGTCGCGCATTGCGTACAGCTGGTCGCGTTCCTCAATGGAAATGATGGTTCGGCCGGCGTTGCTCTGCGCATAGCGCTGTTTCAGTTCGTCCGCGATTTTCGCATCCGGCCGCGCCGCCTTCAGGCGTTCGATGAGTTCGGGCTTGGTGCCGGATACTTTCTCGCCTGCGTCCTTCAGCGCTGCTTTCAAGTCGTCAATCGTTGACAGCGCATCGTCAGGCAGCACCAACGGCAGCACATACGATTCATCGAACAGGTGCGGCTCAAGCACCAGCATGTGAAATGCCGTGCCGATGCGCGTTGCCGGCGTGGATGCCTTCGGTTCGTTGTCGTTTGCTGCCGCCATCACATCGCGCTGCGTCTTCAGGTGTAGCGGCGTGCGCTGATCAATCGTTTTCAGCATCGAGTTCGAGACGCCATCACCCCCGTGATATTCGGCGTTCGTCAGGTTACCGTAAATTCCCGGCTTCATCATTGCCCCAATTGAGTGGATGAGCCTGAATCGTAGCACATAAATGAATCTGCGTGAGTTGCGCAGATACAACGTGATGCTTCGTGACGATTCAGCGCTCCATTCGTGTGCAAACGATGATTAATTGCACACATTCCGCCACGCAACAAATCAACTGCCCAGTTTGGACAGTTCTGTGGATGCCTGATGTACTCTGCGCTCTAATGCCGCAATCGCGCGCATGTGCTCCGGCCCAGGCGTTTCGAGCCGGCTGATCGTGTAAGCGCGCCGCGTTGGTCGCTCTATCAGCCGCTGGGCGTGGAGTCCTGCCAGCTTTCGCATCACTGATGCGCGCGGCATCCCGATGTACTGCGCGATCTTGTTCGCGGACATGGGCCGCCCTTCCAGTTGCCCGACGGCAACAGCCATGCACAGCAAAACCATTTCGGCGTGCGATGCAAAGTTGTCATCGCTAAAATAGGCGCTGTAAGCAATCCGCACCATGTCGATGGTGAGCCTCATGACAACCACTCTGCGCGCGTTTCGCTTTGCTGCTGACTGTGGCATGGCACTGCTCCGTGACCGTGTTGCGCCGACGCACACCACTGTGCGCCGCTACATGTTACGATACGTGAATTTCAGTGATCCGGCATTATGACAATCATCCTCCGTGACTATCAGGCTGACATGATCGAGCGCGCCAGACAGGCGCTCCGCCGCGCGAAACGTGTTTTGCTACAAGCGCCGACCGGCGCCGGGAAAACAGTCCTGGCATCGTTCATGATCAAGCAGACTGCGGCGCGCGGCGGGTCCGCGTGGTTCATCTGCCACCGCGCCGAACTGGTGGAAGGCACCAGCAAGACGTTTCACAAGTTCCGCATGCCGCACGGCTACATCGCCGCCGGCTATCCCATGAGCCTGCACCAGATGATTCAGGTGTGCAGCATCGACACACTGAAAGGCCGACTGACAAACCTGGTGGCGCCGCGCCTTGCTGTCATTGACGAGGCGCACCACGGTGGCGCTGCCGGCTGGGCCATGGTGATGGAGTGGCTGCATTCGCACGGCACCATCATTGTTGGGTTGTCGGCCACGCCGCAGCGCCTGGATGGCAAGGGCCTGGATGCCCACTTTGATGAAATGGTGCCAGGGCCGCAGACGGCCTGGCTGATCGAGCGGGGCAACCTGTCGCCGTATCGCCTGTACGCACCGCACGCGCCGGACATGAAGGGCGTGCGGAAGCAGATGGGCGACTTTGCGAAGGGTGACGCCGCCGAAAAGATGGACAAGCCGAAGCTGACCGGCGACGCCATCGCGCACTGGCACAAGTACGCCGTCGGCCTGCGCACGGTCGTGTTCGGCATCACTGTGGCGCACAGCCAGCACATCGCAGAGCAGTTCTCCGCCGCAGGTATCCGCGCCGCGCACCTGGACGGCGGCACGAACAAGGGTGAGCGCAAGCGCGTAATTCAGGAATTCGCCTCCGGCCGCATCCAGGTGCTGACGAACGTGGACCTTTTTTCCGAGGGGTTTGATATGGCCAGCATCGCGCAAATGGACGTGACGATTGACGCCGTGATGCAGATGCGCCCCACGCAATCCCTGGCGCTGCACCTGCAGCAAGTCGGGCGGGCGCTGCGGCCGGGCGAAGGCAAAACAGCCATCATCTTGGACCACGCCGGCAATAGCAGCCGCCACGGCTTCCCCGACGATGAAAGAATCTGGGGCCTGAAAGGCCGCGAGAAAGGATCGCGCAAGGCTGACAACGACAACGAAGTGCCGCCGCCCATCACGTGCGATGGGTGCTTCCAGCAGATACGGCGCCCTGCCCCGCAGTGCTGCCCCAGCTGCGGCAAACGCCTGGTGGCTGACGCCAAGGAAATCACCGTGGCGGATGGCGAACTGGTGGAAATGACCGACGTAGAAAAACAGCGCGTGCGCGCGAAGCTGAAGCAAGAGCAAGCCGAAGCCAAGACGCTAGACGAACTGGTGGCGCTTGGCCGCCGGCGCGGCCACAAGAATCCTACGGGTTGGGCACAGCATGTCTATGCCGGACGTAGGCGTAACGCAGCATGACTATCGCTGAATTGCAGTGATAGACAAATACAATGTTCACGTATGTGAATTTCACCTAGAATTCATTTCATGCGGAAGCCATCGCCGCCGAACCGCCGAAGAACCTCCAGGTGAAAAATCATGACAACCAACCTCTTCTCCGCCTCGATTGACTGCTACTTCCATCGCCGATTCGATGGCGCGATGCCGCCGTGGCTTGTTACGCTGAACCTCGGCAGCGCTCACGCCTGCTACGGGCGAGATGTTCACGGATACCCGCAAGCCCGCGCCGTGGTCGATGATTTCGGGAGCCTGGTTTTGACCCAGCCGCTTGGCTGACGCAATGACACGCGCAGACTGGTACGCGCGACAAGGCGGCGGCTGGCGCAAGGCGCGCAAGCAACACCACTGCGACCGGCGCGACCAGTACGGCTTCCGCTGTCGCGGCATCATCCTGGCGGGATCGCAGTACTTCGACACGAACACAGCCGGGCCGTATTCCACCAACCCGCACGCCACCATGCGCCTGTGCTGCGCGTGCGCCACTGAGACATTGAAACCATGAACGACGAAAACGAACTGCTGCAGGCAGCGTGCGACGAACACGAGGCCGCCTATCAGCGGCTGGTGAAGACCCGCCGCCTTGCCGACCTGGCCATGTTGGCTTGCGTCGGCATCGCAATCGGCACTCTCTTTTTCCTGGGGGTGTGATATGCCGAACATCCCGCCCAAGAGAAACCCGACAGAGCCGCGCAATCCGCTGCATGGCGTCGTCACGAACGCGGCGATGGCCGAACTGCGCGAGCGCAACGAACAACGCCGCATCCAGGCAATCGCAGCACTTGGATCGCGATACCTGCTGCATCCCGCCAGCCGCGTGCAGCGCAAGGGGGCGTGATGGCGCGCCATCACTGCAGGTGCAGGCACTGCCGCACACGTCGAGTGCTGCCGAAGCGTCCCGACGAATACAGCCGCCAGCCTCAGTGCCGGGTTTGTGGCGCGCGCGACTACCACGTGGACAAGTGGATGAACGCGCGCAACACGCGCCTGCAGTCGTGTTCCTGCGCAGGCTACTGGTTCCCACATCGCAAGGGTTCGCTGTTCTGTCACTGGCGCGCAGACGGCACTGGTCGATACCCAGGCGATGCAGATTTCTTCGACCGCAACATGGAGTGCTTCTCGTGACTACTTTCAAGCAAAAGATTCTGGCCGGTGAAATCAAACGTGCAGATGCCATGAGGGTCCGTTACCAGGACCTGCACGAAGAATCCGGCTTCAATCTGCGCATTGAAGATGCGGACTTTGACGCCAGCATCGACGCCCTGGCGGACCACATCCTGGCCGGCGGTCAGTACCCCGCGCTGGAAGTCCGGCCGCGTGCTGAAGGCGGCGTGTTCATCGTTGACGGCCACCGCCGCAAGCGCGCCATTGGTCGCGCCATTGAGCTCGGGGCGCCGCTGGCGGCAGCCGATGGCGACGTGTGGGTGCCCATCGTCGCGTTCAACGGCAACGATGCCGACCGCGTGGCGCGCGTTATCACCAGCGCCGAAGGCCGCTCGCTGGCGCCGCTGGAAGTGGCCGAAGGTTACAGGCGCCTGGCTGCGTTCGGTTGGGGCACTGCGCGCATCGCCAAGACCGTGGGCAAGACGCCGCAGCACGTCACACAGCTGCTGACGCTGGCGAACGCGAACAGCGACGTGCACCAGCTGGTGGCCGCTGGCGGCGTGTCGGCTGCCGTCGCAATGGCCATGGTGCGCAAGCACGGCGAGAACGCCGGCAAGGTGCTGGCCGAAGAAATCGGCAGGGCGCGCGCCCAGGGCAATACGAAGGCGACGGCTGGGACCATCAAGGGGAAGGCGCTGCCGGCCAAGGTGGTGGACGAAGTGGAAGCGAAGCTGGCGTGGTTCCGTGACAAGGGGCTGGACATGGAAGCGCGCATCATCGTCAGCCAGGCCGCGCTGGGCAATCCGGCCTATGCGAATTCCACCGTGGAGGTTTCCGCCTCTGCACTCGCTGAACTGATGAACGCCGCCGCGCTGGTCGATGACACGCGCAAGCAGCAAGCCGACAAGGCGCGCGAGCGTGCAAACAGGGCTGCGCAGATGAGCATTGAGCAGGGGGCAGCGTGAGCGAACACAAAATCCAGAATGACATACGCAATGAATTGGCCGGCGAATGCGTCCTGTTTCGCATCAACAGCGGCAAGGCGTGGACCGGCAACGACATCACCAGACTGCCGAACGGTGCGCTGCTGATACGCGATCCACGTCCGTTCAATAGCGGCGTGCCTGATGGATTCAGCGACCTTTTCGGCGTGGTGCAAGTCACCATTACGCCGGAAATGGTCGGGCACACCATCGGCCAGGCGCTGTTCGGTGAAGTGAAAACGGAAACTGGTCGCGTTTCGCCAAAACAGAATGCATTTCTTCTGGCGATGAAAGATAACGGGGCACTGGCTGGCGTGTGGCGAAGCGCAGCTGATGCGCTGCGCATGGTGCGCGGGGCTAAGGGGAAATTGTGACCGCCGCAGAGTTCCACCGCCGCCGCGCGCGCATCGAACACCAGCACACCGGCCGTCGGCGCCGGCGAGAACTGGCACACCTGGTGCGCGACGCCAAGGCCGCCCTGGTGATCGTGAAACGCAAGGTGGTGGGCTATCGCCTGCCGAACGGTGAAATGATCTGCATCAAAGACCGCTACCGCAACGAATCCGCCGCGCTGCGGGCAATCGAGCGCATGCAAGCGGCGAACTGGAACAATCACCGTGTGCCTGTGCGTGCGTATCCATGCGATCATTGCCACGGTTTCCACGTCACAAGTCAGCGGCGAAACGCTGCCTAGCTATCAATCTCCGCGCCCCGATAGTCAAAATCAATCATGAAACCACGCCTGGAAAACATCATCGACCACATCCGCGACGAGCCGAAAACGATTTCTCAGATCGCGGCCGAACTGGCGCTGCCAAGAGTCAGTGTGTGGCGGTACACACTCGCCCTGCATCTGCGCGGCATGGTTCATATCGACGGGTGGGACGCAACCAGCGGGAAATACGCGCCGGCGTTCCTGGCTGGCCCCGGCGAAGACACTCCGCGCCCCGCGCGCAAGGCCGAGCGCGAGCGCCAGGCCAGGAAGTACACGCCCATGGCGCTGCGCGATGATGACGACCGCCATGTCAGCCCATGCAGGCCCGCCGGCACCGTCACCGTGGACGTGCGCCGCGATCCCCTGGTGGCCGCGTTGTTCGGCACGCCGAATCGCGCCAGTGATGCCGCACCTCCGGCGCGCGATCCGCTGATGGCGGCGCTGTTCGGTAACGCGCGCTGAACCCGAGTGATGCGACGTTATCAATAACTACATTCACGGTAGTGAACGTGCGGTGGTACAATTGCCGCCCGCGCTTCACCACAACAACCACGCTATGAACCCACGAACGAAACGACTGCACAAACTGATGGCCGCGCACAAACTGGACGATGCCGCAGTCGGCAAAATCCTGGGCCGCACGGCGCAAACCGTGCGCGTCTGGCGCTGTGCGTATGAGGCGCGAACAATCCCCGCCGATGCCCTCAAGGTTCTCGAGCTGACCCTGGCACAGCGGGGGGGGGCAGCGTGAACAAACTCGATTTCGCTGCGATCAATGACGCGCTGAACCCCGACACAGTGGTGACGCAGTGGCTGCCTGGCGGCGAGCGGCGCGGCCACGAATACGTGGTGGCGAACCCGACGCGCAACGACCGCAACCCCGGAAGCTTCACCATCAACCTGGTGAAAGGCGTGTGGAAGGACTACGCAACCGGCGACGGCGGCGCGGACCTGGTGAGCCTGTACGCCTACATATTCCACAACAACGACCAGGGCGCAGCTGCGCGCGAACTGGCGGATAACCACGGCGTGCGCATCGGTGACGCAGAGACGCGCCAGCGTGCCCACGACAACAAGGTGGCGCGCATCGAAGACGCGAAGCCCGAACCAATCATGCCGGTGCCGGCGCACGCGAGCGTACCCACGTTCAAGCATCCCCGCTGGGGGCAACCGTCCACGACCTGGGCATACCGCGACGCGGACGGCAATGTGCTGATGTACGTGTGCCGATTCGATCCCGAGGGCGAGCGCAAACAGGTGGTGCCCTATTCGTGGTGCAAGCACCCCGATGGCACCGAGCGCTGGACTTGGCGCGGCATCACTGGCGCAGCGCCGCGCCCGCTGTACGGCCTGGACCGCCTGGCAGCGATGCCCGATGCGGACGTGATCGTGGTGGAAGGCGAGAAAGCCGCAGACGCCGGCCAGGAAATCTTCGGTGATGCCGCTGCGGTTGTCAGCTGGATGGGTGGCGTGGAGACGGCCGGCCGTGCACAGGTTCGCGCCATGGCTGGGCGCCGCGTGATCCTGTGGCCGGATTTCGACGCGCAGCGCTACCGCGACGACCACCCGCAGGCTGGCGAACTGCTGCCGCTGCACGAACAGCCAGGTGTCCGCGCCATGATGGCGATTGCCGCCGGGCTGAAGGGCGTTGCGCGCGAAACGCATATGGTGCGGTACACACCTGGCGATGGATGGTTTGCGCACGGCTGGGACTTAGCGGACGGCCAGGCCGATGGCTGGGACTTGCAGCAAACCATGGCCTACATGGGCGAGAACACAGGCGACCCGTGGCACGTTGCGAGCGGCAAGCCGCTGGCGGCGGCCCCTGCCCCGGCCACACACGCGAACGACAACGAACCGCCGGCCGTGCCGCTGGACGCAGCCGTGAACCCGTTTGGCTTCCCCCACATGAGCGACAAGGGGCAGCCGATGAACACGGTGGAAAATCTGCGCTATCTGCTTGGGGAATACGGCATCACGGCGCGGTACAACGTCATCAAGAAAGATGTGATTGTGCACATCCCTGGCCGCGACTACGGCGACGACAGCGCAGCGAACTGCGCGCTGGCGGAAATCAATTCGATGTGCGCACGCAACCGCATGCCGAAGTCTGACACTGCGGATTACATGAAACTGATTGGCGTGCAGAACCGCTTCAATCCGGCAAGCGAACTGATTGGCGCGAAGCCGTGGGATGGCGTCACCCGACTGCCTGCGCTTTATGCGACGCTTAAAACCGCGCCTGGTTATGATCGCGCATTGCTGGAAATGCTGGTGCGCCGTTGGCTTGTGTCAGCTGTCGCTGCCGCGATGCTGCCGAATGGATTCTGGTCAAAGGGCGTGCTGGTGCTGCAGGGCGCGCAGTCGCTTGGCAAAACGGCCTGGATTAAAGCACTACTGCCTGCAGATCGCCGCGACCTGGTGAAGATCGGCGCGAGCATCGACCCCGCGAACAAGGACACCATATGCAGCGCAATCGGCCACTGGATTGTCGAGCTTGGCGAATTGGATGGAACGTTCCGCAAAGCGGACGTTGCGCGCCTTAAAGCGTTCATCAGCCAGGATATTGACCATCTGCGCCGCCCATATGATCGCCTAGAATCCACCTACCAGCGCCGCACGGTGTTTTTCGCCAGCGTGAACCCGGAACGCTTCCTGGCTGACGAAACTGGCAACGTTCGCTGGTGGACCATTCCCGTTACTGACGTGGATTACCAGCACGCAATTGATGTGCAGCAACTGTGGGCAGAAGTGGCCGCGCTGTTCAGCGATGGCGAACGCTGGTGGCTGGAGCGCGACGAGGAAGCTGCGCTGGAAGGCGTCAACCGCGAACACGAAGCCGTCGACCCACTGGAAGAACTGCTGGCGCAGCGCTTCGATTGGAGCCGGCCGGCATGCGGTCAAGAAATGACTTCCACGGACGTGCTTCTGGCCATCGGGTTTGATCGGCCAACGAAGTCGCAGGCAACCGACTGCAGCCGACTGCTGCAGAAGCTGACGGGCGACAAGCCGCGCAAGTCAGGCAGCCGGCGGCTGTTCCGCATGCCACCACGTTCTGATGGGATGCGCAGCCGAGACGATGGCGACGATGGGAGGCCGTTCTAATGGGCACGGTGACGCTGCTTGACGGCCGGCAAGTACCGAATGATAGTGAAGAGTGGCGTCACGAGACTGAAGCGCGCACGGTGCTGAACTGGCCCAGTAAGCGCCGGCGGCAAGATTACCTATGGGGAACGCTGGACCAGTTCGGGAAGCCGCGTGGTGGCGTGCTGCAGATACGCGGCGAAGCGGCGTGCAAACGCCTGGAAGAAACGATGATGCAGCTGTGGCGAGCACGCCAGGCTGCGAACGATAACAAACCCGCCTGATGGCGGGTTTTTGCTATCTAGCCGCTGGCGGCGATAGCGAAAATCAATTTCTATTCACGTACGTGAACGCCCATAATTCAGCCATCGAGCAACGCAACCCACCGGAGCCAACATCATGATCACCCAGCAAAACACCGACGGTTACACCGACGAGCAACTGGCAGCCCTGAACGCAGAGGCTGAACTGCGTGTCCCGCAACTGATGTGCATGTACGGCATCGACCGCGATCAGGCCGAATGCGCGTTCGCCGACGAAGTCGCGCGCCGCTGACCAACAGCCCGCTACGGCGGGCACCAACAGCAAAGGAACATCATGGACTCCCCCATCAGCATCCACTGCAATCTGTCCGACGACACCACGGAGCGAATGTCGCCTGTTATCGGCGAATGGCTCAACGTCGTGCAGGCCAGTATGCCCGACTCGATTCGCAACAGCGCGGAGTGGCGCCGCCTCCAGGCGCTCGCGGCCAGCACGGGGCGAGACCAAGAGCGCGAGCGACTGGCGCTCATCCTGGACTGGATGTGGGTCAACGTGCTGCCCAGTATCCAGCCCGTTGCCGACCGGCTCGAATTTGGGGGCGCGTGGCGCACCATGTGCGAAGAGCGGACCGCCGAAGCCGCCCACGCCGCCGAATGCGCCGCCAGTGACGGCGGCAACGAATTTGCCTCCATATCCGTCCACGACTATGCCGTCGCCGCCCACGACGCCGCTGACGCCGCCGAGGTCGCCTTCGGCGTCAGCTGCTTCGCCGAAGTCTGCGACGACTGGGCGCCCCGCGCCACCGTCGCCGCGAGCACCGCCGACGCCGCCGCCCAACTCGCTGCCCGCGCCGGCGACCATGCATGCGGCGCCTACGACACCGCCCTCGGTGACCTAGCCACCGCCGATACCGTGTGGCAGGAGCTCGACCCGTGCGCTCTGCTGCGGAAACTTATCGAGTGCGGAGCCTGACATGGCCACCAGGCACCGCGTGTGGGAGCCGGACTACCTGATCCAGGACGGCGGGACGCCGCTCAAACCCGAGGCCGGCTATCGCGAGTATTTCGCCGTCGGCGCAACTCGCTGGCTGCTGTGCCGCCTCATCGCAACGAGCAAGGAGCAACCGAAATGTGCATGACAATCGAACAGGCCGCGACGCGGCAGGCCGAGCAGGCCAACGCCAGTACCGCGATCGAGCAGGCGCTCGCGCGGCAGCCGCAGATCACGCCCGGCCTGGAGCTGCTGGGCGAAGGTTTCATGGGCGATGTCCGCGTCGAGTTCTACGGCAAGCTGCACCGGTTCGGACGGAAAATTGAGGTCGACCTCGATGACATCGCGCTCGCAGGAACGAAGGTCAGCATCATCAGCACGATCAGCGTCAGGCGCTGGAGGCAGTTCGAGAGCGACCTTCAGGCGCGGATCGAGCGCACCCTGTAACCACGGCCCGCCACACGGGGGCCATCTCAAACGCAGCACCTTTAGGAGTGACACATGAGCATCATTCATCAGGCATTCGGGTTGGTCTCTGGCGCGCTCGACGCATTCAAGCGCTTCCTGATCCCGGCTGGCGACGCGGCCGAGCCCGCCAGCCTGACCGGCTTGACCAGGCGCGCCGCCGGCGGCGTTGGTCGCGACAAGCGCGCCGCCGCCAAGGCTCGCAGCCATAGGCGCCACAAGCGCGCCAGCAAGTAACCCGGACCATCCGCACCAACAAGGACATCACCACCATGAACAAGAAGCCCATCATCCCGCAACCCCGCCCGTCGACGCGCTCCAATGCGCCGCGCGGAGACATCTACCAGGCAGCGGGCGCCGTCGCGGCCACCAGACTGAAACGCCTGGATGCCGCCCTGCGCGACTACCGCAACGGCGACCGAGGCCTGCCGACCTATGACGAACTGGTGGCCATTGCTGGCGCCGACCACGACGGACACGCGCCCAAAGAAATTGACGTCGAGGACGCGCCCATCGGTATGGCCAACGAGCCCGCATGGGCGTACGTCTCTGGCTGGAATGCGTGCAGGCAGGAGTTCCTTACCTGCGCCGCACCCACGCAGCAGGCCGAGCCGGTGGGGGATGAGCGCGCGGCGTTTGAGGCGTGGCAAGCGGCCGAGCTTCCATCGCATCAGCGCAGTTTCTATACCACCGCTGACGTTGAGTTCAATTGTTACGAGGCCGCGCTTGCAGCATGGCAAGCTCGCGCCGCCCAGTCCGGCCAGCGGGCGGGCGAACGCGAGTGCAGGCACTGCGGCTGGCTGTGCCGACCGAACGATACCCCTACGAAGAAATGGCGCCCGCTTGAACAGGACGGCCAGCAGGCGGGGGTGGCGCAGAGTCGCGAGGATGGGCTGGGCGATGCTCTGCTTGATGCATGCGGAACGCTCCCGCCCAACTACGACATCATTCTGTATGTCGAGAACGGATGGGCTGGCGTTCAATTGAACAGACCGAGCGGGGATAGCGTGGACTACGCCGATGGAGAAAGCTCAATGACTGCCCAGGTCATTGCCGCCACCAAAGCAGCTATCGCCGCCGCGCCCACGCAGCAGAAGGCGCTGGGGGGTAACGTTGAATGAGCTGGCTCTTTTCGCGGGCGCTGGTGGAGGGTTGCTCGCGTCTAAAATTCTCGGATGGCGCACCGTGGCAGCGGTGGAGCATTCCGCCTGGAACGCAGGCGTTCTTGCCCAGCGACAAAACGATGGCGTTCTGGAGCCTTTCCCAATTTGGGATGACGTGCGCACCTTTGACGGCAGCCAGTGGCGAGGCGTTGTTGATGTCGTATCTGGGGGATTCCCTTGTCAGGCGTTCAGCAAAGCCGCGCGCGGAAGAAACATTGCTGAAAAAGACTTGTGGCCAGAAATGCGACGCATCATTTGCGACGTTGAGCCAAGATTCGTTTTCGGAGAAAACGTCAGCAGACGTGCAATCAACAAAGCATGCGACGACCTCGAGCCGCTGGGTTACAAAACCAGAGCAATTACCCTTTCAGCGTCAGACCTGGGTGGCGATCATGTTCGGGAGCGACATTGGTTTCTTGCATACGCCGACGACAAAAGCGAACTACTGCGCGGCATCAATGCAGAAATGGCCGTCGGCGCGTGCGTTCACAGCCGTGTTTGGCAGACCTTCCCCAATGATTCAGGAATGGATGATGGGCTGGCCAATCGGGTGGAGCGATATACGGCCACTGGAAACGGACAAGTTCCGATCGTGGCTGTCAATGCACTCATTGCCCTTGCCAGCGAATGACAACACGCCGGCAGCAGAATCGGCTGCGCGATTCGTCAAACAGAAGGGGAACGACCAATGAGCCGCAGCGGATACGACTATGACGACAACGACAACTGGGCCTACGTGCGTTGGCGCGGCGCGGTGAGCGCTGCCATCAACGGCGCGCGCGGCCAGCGTCTCTTGCGGTCCCCGTTGCATGGATGTGGGGCGTGGAGCCAAGAGGATTGGGACGCTGACCGACGCTTCATTTGCGACCTGGAGGATGCTATGCCGATTTGGCTCTATCCTGTGATGTTCTGGTACATCGTGCTGTCCGATTCCGCCGGCAAGCGACGCGAGCGGCGGGAGGAGCAGCCGCCAGGTTGACGCGGCGAGCTGACTAAGCATCACACGACAAACCCGGCCACTGCGCCGGGTTTTTGTTGTGTGTGTAGCTAATTGATGCGCACACCCATAGCATTGCATGGCATAGTGTGCATGTGCGCATAAGCACAACACCATCAACCACTACACCAGACGATCATGAGAACCGCCACCCTATCCCTGGAAGACCTGCAAATCGCATCCGAAGCCGCGAACAAGTTCACTCAAGATCACGGCGACTGCGGAATGTCGCACGAAATGCTGATGCTGTTCTGCTTCATCAGGGCGAATAGCGCGCCGACAGTACCTGCGCCAGCCCAGCGTTGGACCATCGGAAGCCCAGCCATACGCGCGGCATCGACGCAGCCAGCGATGGCGCGCAGCATCCCCGAGTGGTTCACAGAAGGCGTCAAGCAGTTCGCCGGCCAAAAGGTGACCGCATCCACCATCATGACAGCACTGGACCGCCCTACCGATATCGGCGCGCTGCGCGAGGCTGGATCGTGGCTGCGGCAGTTGTACGGCGAACCGTACCGCAGTGGCGGACAGACGTTGTTCGTGATTGCTGGCGCACAGAAACCCAGCCAGGCGCATGCGGGGCAATCGGCACAAATGGGCGGCGATGAAGCCGAAGACGCAAACCCGTATGCCGCATCAATCCCACTAGCGGATCGCGTCAGAAACTTCACGGCACGGCATCAATCTGGCAAATACACCGTGCAGCAGGTTGCAAACTTCATGGGCATGCAAGGGACAAGCAAAGAACTGTTGGAAATCGGCAAGGCGCTAACGCAATTCGCCTATCGGTACTGGCCGGAAGACGGCACCTTTGACCTGTCTTTGCCAAGCTAATTTGGGACCAAGGGACAAGAAATTATATAAATAGAGAAGTAGATGCGAGAAAAGCAGTATGTAGTAGTAGCTGCATTACATAACTACATACTGCTTTTATGGTTTTTGGTTTGGGAAAACGCGTTGTCCCTGTCCCGTGGTCCCAAACGTGGTGACGGCACCACGCTTCAATGGCGACGCACGCGGCAATCACATACAATCCCACAAGTTGACAAACCGCCGGAATTAAAGGGGATGCTATGCAACTACCAAACAGCGTGCAGGAAATCGCCAACGTGATCGGCCGCGAACGTGCGCTTTACCTGGTGGGGCAGTTGCCTCGATGTGTGGCCGGCTCACCCGGCAAGAAATCGTCGCGCGTCATCCTCTACGTGCCCACGCTGCAGCGATTGACGGTGGACCACCACCTGGTGCGCCTCCTGGGCTACAACGACGCTGCGAAGCTGTGCCGCGCGTTCGGCGGCGAACTGTTGCAGCCCGCGAACTGCAGCGAGATTTACCGGCGCTATCGGGACAGGATGGCGCGCGAAATGCGCATCGCTGGAATGTCGTACCAGTACATCGCGGCGGTGCTGGCGATAAGCGACCGGCAGGTGCGAAACATCTGCGCGGAAATCCCACCAATGGAACTCCCCACCCCGGCAAACGACAATGCGCCCATTCATGAAGGGGCGCGCAACAATGGACGAACGCGGGACAACGGTTGACGCAGCGATTGCGGCGGCTGGATCGAAAGCGACATACGCAGGTGCTGGTGGCACCGTGTTTGGTTGGATGACATCGAGCGAATTTAGCGTCATCTGTGGCATCGTACTCGGCGTCATCGGCCTGGTGGTGAATCTGGTCTTCAAGATTCGTGAAGATCGGCGCCAGCAGGGGGAGCACGAGGCTCGCATGCGTGAAATCCGTGGCGAGCGGCCATGAGCGTCACGCGCACCCGCACCATCATCGCCGCGCTGACTGTCAGCGCCGCAGCATTCGGTGCGTGGCAAGTCCGCGAGGGATACACGGACCACGCAGTGATCCCCACGAAGGGCGATGTGCCCACCATCGGCCACGGTTCGACGCGCTACGAAGACGGCACGCCCGTGAAGATGGGCGACACCATCACACGCAGGCGCGCCGCTGAACTGGCGCGCAATCTCATGGCGAAGGACGAAAAGGATTTTCGTGCATCGCTGCCGCCGGACACGAAGCTGGCCCAAGCCGAGTATGACGAATACGTGGACTTCATCGGGCAGTTCGGCATCGGCAACTGGCGCAAGTCCACGATGCGCCGCGAAATCATTTCCGGCGACTACGCGGCAGCCTGCAAGGGGTTGCTGAACTATCGCTTCGCGGCAGGCTATGACTGCAGCACGCTGGTGGACGGCCGGCCGAACAAGCGCTGCTATGGCGTGTGGGTGCGCCAGCAGAAGCGCTATGCAAACTGCATGGGGGCGCGATGACCCGCAACGCTATCGCCATCATTGGCGCGCTGGTGCTGTTTGCCGCCCTGTTCCTCGGCGGCGTCAAGCTTGGCACGCATGTGGAGCACAACGCGCGCCTGGCGGAAGTGGCTGACATCAACGCACGGCACGCCACCGAACTGGCCAAGGCGCACAAGGAGCGCGCGGACGCTGAACAGCGCGCCCGCGATATCGAAGCCCAGCGCGCTGCCGACATGGCCACCCTGGATGCATATTACCAAAAGGAATTAAGCGATGCGAAAACTGTTTCTGATCGCACTATTGCCGGCTTGCGCGCTGGCACTCTCAGGGTGCGCGAGCGTTTCACCTGCCCCGGCGGCGCCACCCGCACAGGTGCAGCCGGCCAAGCTGGCGCCGGTGCCGGCGTGGGTGATGCAGCCACGCGCTACGGACTTCAGGCTGAAGACGTTGCAGTTTTGTTGCTTGAGGCCGACCGAGCCGACGAAGTGACCATCGCACTACGTGCGTGCCAGGCCATCGTGCGCGGTGATCGTGGTGGCGCGCCGTAATGGTGCGTGATGCACATTGTTGGTGCGCAAGATGTGCTCGATGCGCCATCTGTTGCGTAAAAACAACACATGGGTCCTTCCCGACGGGGGGGGGCATCCGGGGCCAATGTCCTCGCAGCAGCCCATATTTGGGTGTTCTAAATAACCAAAAGTTATGATTACGGCGTGCCGATAGCTATGGGCGTAAAACTGAACCGTTCGGCACTCGCTGAACACATGGGCGTATCCCTTCCAACCGTTGACAGGTGGGTGAAAGACGGGATGCCAGTGGTTCAGCGCGGTGCGCGCGGGATCGAGTGGTCTTTTGACCTGGCAGATATAATCCGATGGTACGCGCAGCGCCAAGCTGAAGCCGCTGGCGGTGCGGTGGACGACCTGGCGGAAATCGAAAAGCGCACGGCCAAAGCGAAGATGGAGAAAGTGGAACTGGAGCTGGCAATTGCGAAGGGCGCGGTGGCGCCCGTCAGAGAATTCGAAATCGCGCACGCCAAACGCATGGCGATCATCCGCCAGTCAGTCCTGAACGTTGTGGGGCGCTCCGTCATGCAGCTGCTTGGCTGCCGCGATGAAGCGGAGTTTCGCCAGAAGCTGCGCGCCGAACTCGTGCTGGCGCTCGAGCAGTCCGCGTCTGGCGAGATTGACGTGATGGAAGATGACGACGAGCAGGCCGACGACGAAGCGTAGTACAATATGCATGCGGGCCTAGTTCGACGGAACGAAAATGGTAGCTCACCACTGGCCCGCGCCATCCGAGCGCAATTCATAGACTAGAGCACTATGGATCACGAAATCATCACGCGCGCCGAAGCGAAGGCGCGCGGTCTGACGCGGTTCTACACTGGCCAACCTTGCGGACAGGGCCATGATGTTGAGCGCAAGGTATCAAATGGCGGATGCGTCGAATGTGCGCGATTAATGAATGCAGAATCTCGCGCCAGAAACATTGAATCTATTCGCGAGCGCGCATCGGCTCGCGTTAAGAAGTGGCGCATAGACAATCCAGAAAAAGCGTCGGCGCGCGACAAGCGCCAGCGAGAGAAGCGGAAGGAATGGTATTCAGCATATAACAAGGCTTATTACCGAGCGAACAAAGAGAAATTCAAGGAATACGACGCGGCGCGGGCAGCAGACCCCGCGCGTTCGGCGGCGCGCGCCGAAGCATCATTGGATTGGCGCACCGTGAATAGAGGCAGGCACCTTGCGATTAAAAAGCAATGGCGCGAGCGCAACCCGCACAAATCCAGGGCATACAAGGCGGAGCGACGCGCAAGGAAAAAGAACGCGACGCCTCCGTGGCTTAACGATGACCATCGCGCAGAAATAGAAATGCTGTACAGGCGCGCCCGCCAGATATTGAGAGAAACCGGAATCCCGCACCACGTTGACCATATCGTGCCGCTGGCTGGCGAATTCGTTTGTGGCCTGCACGTGCCATGGAACCTGCGGCCACTGCCGGCGAACGATAACCTGAAAAAGTCGAACAAATTCGCAGCATGAGCGATCAATTCTCAAATCCTGATGGCGTCGCTGCTGCGGAAGCGCGCGCAGTCAAAAACCTGGTGCCGCCGCGAGATTGTCTGCCGCACGTATGGGCCGAGGCGAACATTCAAATCCCGCTTGGAAACTCCGCCCCCGGCCCCATCCGGTTCGCGAACGCGCCGCCGCAGATCGGGATGATTGACGCCATCCGCATTCCTGGCGTGCGCCGCATTTCGTTCCAGCTCGCTGCGCAGACCGGCAAAACGAACGTGATGAATTGCATCGTGGGGTACGGCATCGACCACGACCCGCGCAGCATGCTGTTCTGCACGCCGACAGAAGGCGATATGAAAGTGTTTCTGGAAGGGAAGCTGCGCCCACTTCTGGAAACCTGTCCATCGATAAAGCGCAAGGTGGCGCAGCAGCGCGGGCGCGACGGGCCTAACAACGGGCGCCTCATTGGATTCCCCGGCGGATATTTGTTCCTAGTGTGGGCCGGCTCAACGCGCACGCTTCGCGGCCGCTCTGCGCCTTGGGCGATAGCGGACGAAACGGATGCCTTTGAAGATTCGAAGGAAGGCAACCCGCTGCAGTTGCTCGCGCAGCGAACTGCGTCGTTCTCCGACCAGGCGCTACTGATTGAGGCGAGCACGCCGACGGTGAAGGGTGAATCAAATATCGAAGCCGCATTCCTGGCGGGCGATCAACGGCGCTGGTGGGTGCCATGCCCAGACTGCGGCGAGTACCAGTATTTCAAGTGGGAGAACGTCCACTGGGTTGGGCGCCAGTCCATCAATTTGACTGAATGGGAGAAAGATGTCGGCGCCGAGCATCAGCCGGAAACGGCGATGTACGCGTGCGAGTGCTGCGGCAGCCTGTGGGACGATGGCCAGCGCATCAACGCTATCCGCGCTGGTGAGTGGCGAGCGGCGAAGCCTTTTAAAGATCACGCATCGTTCCACCTTCCTGAAATGGGAAGCACGTTCCGGCGCATGCGCGATATCGTAAATTCCTACCTGGACAAGATCGCCGTGCAGGATGTGCGTTCGTTCGCGAACGTCTCCCTTGCGGAAACCTTCGAAGAACACGGCGACAAGGCCGACCCCAGCATCCTGATGCAGCGGCGCGAAGTGTATGCCGCCCAGGTGCCGATGGGTGGCGTGTGGCTGGCTGCGGGCATCGACGCGCAGATTGACCGCCTGGAGGTTCAGATAGTCGCGTTCGGCGTCGGCGAAGAGTCGTGGCGCATCGACTACCGAGTGCTGTGGGGTGATCCGCTGGCCCCGGACGTCTGGATGGAACTGGAGGGCGTTCTGAGCGAAGAGTTCCAGCACGAGAGCGGTGCCATGCTGCGCATCGGCGGCGCGTGCATTGATACTGGCGGCACCAATTCGTACACACAAACCGCATACGACTGGCTGCGCGGAAAGAGTGGCCGGCGCATCTTCGGCGTAAAGGGGGTCGCGGGCTGGGGCCGTCCCATCGTGGAAAATCCGCAGCGCAAGCAATCTGGGAAGAACGCGCGCAAGATTGACCTGTTCCTGGTCGGCGTGGACGAGGCAAAGCTGATCTTGATGCGTCGTTTGAACGCAGCAGCGCCGGGACCTGGCTACATCCACTTTAGCGAGGACGCCGACGACGAATATTTCAAACAGCTGACCAGCGAGAAGCTGGTGACGCGGTACGTGAAGGGCTTCCCGAAGCGCGAATGGACGAAGCCAGACAAGGCTAGAAACGAAGCGCTGGACACGTTCGTTTATGCTTACGCCGCGCTCAAAATCTTGCAGCCGAACCTGAATCGCCTGGCGGAACGCCTGCAGACGCAGGTGCCCCGCGAAGCTCGCCCGCAATTGCCGCGAAAACCGGACGAAACGCGGGAACTCGCGCCAAATCCGCCAGCAAACGACAACGAACCGGCGGAAATCCCACCAAATGAACGCCAGGCGCCGCAACAGGACAATGGCCGCATATTTCGGTCCAAGCGTGTCCTGGCGGCGAAGAAGGCCGGCAGCACCTGGGCGACACGATGGTGACGAATGACCTGCTGCGCTTCCGCCCTGCCCGACATCACGGCCGGCCTTGACTTCATGGCCGCCGTTGACATGGCTGCATACCCTGCGCCGGATTGGACGCTGCGCGCCGTCATCCGGGGGCCGCGAGCAATCGACCTGGTGGCGACCGCCGACGGTTCCTCGCATGTGCTGGCTGCTGACGCAGCTACAACGACCACGTGGGCGCCTGGCTTGTACGCGTACAGCCTGCGCGTCACGAATGGCGCCGCAGTACAGGAGGCCGGAAAGGGCCAACTGACCATTCTGCCCGACTTGGCGAGCGCGCCGGCCGGTTATGACGGCCGCACGCAAAACCAGATCGCGCTGGACGCCATCAACGCCGTGATTGCCAAGCGCGCGACGATGGACCAGATGCGGTACACCATCAACAACCGCGAGCTGTGGCGCATGCCGGTTGCTGACCTGCTGAAGCTGCGTTCGTTCTACGCGGTGCAGGTGCAGCGCGAGTGCGCGCGAAGTTCCGGCCGCAGCGGGTTCGGCCGCGCCATCCAAATTCGATTCGAGCAACCATGAAATTCCCCAATCTGTTCGGCCGCAGCGCCGCGCCCACGCAGGCGACGCAACAGGACGCGCCGCGGACCAAGCGCCGTTTCTTGGGGCGCACGATTGGCCAAATGTTCAAGGCCAGCCTGACCACCTCGAACGACAGGTGGGGTGGCACCCCTGTGTCGCCTGATGTGTTCATTTCGTTGTACCAGCCGGTGCTGGTTGCCCGCTCGCGCGAGCAGTGGAGCAACAACGACTACGTGCGCAATTTCGTGCGCCTGGTCCGCCAGAACGTTGTCGGCCCGCAAGGCGTCACGCTGCAAGCGAAGGTGAAGACTCCGCGCGGCAAGTCCGACGGCGAAGCGAACGCCGCACTGGAGGACGCTTGGGGCGAGTGGTGCGCGAAGGGCAACTGCGATGTTACCGGCACGCTGTCGTTCCGTGAAATCGAAAACCTGGTGATGGAAACCACGGCGCGGGATGGCGAGTTCATCGCGCGCAAGGTGTACGGCCGCGACGCTGGTCCGATGGGATTCGCGCTGCAGCTGCTGGACCCGCAGCGCCTTTCGGTTAGGTACGAGAATTACAAGTACGGCGACCAGGGAAATTTCATCCGCCAGGGCATCGAGTTCAACCGATACGGCCGCCCTGTCGCGTACCACTTCACCAGCACGGACGAATGGAACGCCTACTATTACAGCATCAATGGTCAGGGGTTTGAGCGCGTTCCCGCCGATGAAATCATCCATGGGTTCGTGCACGAAATGGTCGGGCAGCGCCGTGGCCTGCCGTGGGCGTCCACATCGCTGTTCCGCCTGCACCACCTGCAGGGATACGAAGATGCGGCCGTGCAGAACGCGCGCGCGTCCGCATCGAAAATGGGTTTCATCGAGTACGAAAGTGGTTTCGGCCCCGAGTGCGACGACGGCACCAGCGCGGCCGCGACCATCGACGCAGCGCCGCTTTCGTTCCACGAACTGCCGATGGGCGCCAAGCTGGCGGAGTGGAATCCGCAATACCCCAGCGGCGAATTCGCCGTGTTCAACAAGGCAATGCTGCGCGGCGCGGCCGCTGGTTTCGGAGTTCTGTACAACAATCTGGCGGGCGACCTTGAAGGCGTGAACTTCAGCAGCATTCGCCAGGGAACGCTTGACGAACGCGAGCACTGGAAAGAGCTGCAGCAATGGCTGATCGAAACGCTTGTGGCGCCCGTGTACGAAGAATGGCTGAAGTTCAGCCTCCTGGCCGGCGCCATCAAGTCGAAAGGTCGCCCGCTGCCGGCGGACAAACTCGCTGCATATCGCAAAGTCGATTGGCAGGGCCGTCGCTGGGCGTGGATCGACCCGCGCGCCGACAACGATGGGAACATTTCCGCGATGCGCGCCGGCCTGAAGTCGCCCAGCCAGATCATCCGTGAAAGCGGGCGCGATCCCGAGGACGTGTTCCGCGAATTCGCGGACGATCTGCAGGCAATGAGGGATGCCGGCATTGATGAAGACACCATCGAGCTGTTTATGACGGGCCAGCCGCCCGCACCTGAACCCGAGCCGGCAGAACCCGACGACAAAACCACGAAGGTGGACGAATGAAAAACTATTTCACCCGCGACAATCGCGGCACGGCCGGCGATTCCATTGCAACGCGCCTGCAAGAAATCAAGCAGCGCGGCGGCCTGAAGCGCGAAGCCACGCTTGGCGACATTGACCTGGCGGCCCGCACCGTTGAACTGTCGTTCTCCAGTGAAGTGGAGTACCGCCGCTGGTTCGGCATCGAAGTCCTGAGCCACGACGCCAACGCGGTGGACCTGTCGCGCCTGAACAGTGGCGCCGCGCTGCTGTGGAATCACGACTGGGATGACCAGCGCGGCGTTGTGGAAAGCGCGCGCATCGACGGCGACCGCAAGGGCCGTGCAGTGGTGCGATTCAGCAAATCGCCTGCGGGCGAGCAGCTGATGCAGGACGTTGCCGACAAGATCATCACGAAAGTTTCCGTGGGCTACGCCGTCAATGGCATGAAGCTGACCGAGGAGCGCGAAGACACGGACGTGTACCTGGTCACTGACTGGGAGCCATACGAAATCAGCCTGGTGTCCGTTCCTGCGGATGACACCGTGGGCGTGGGACGAAGTGCGGAAATCCCACCAATGGAAAGCCCCGCGAAACCGGCGGACAATCCGACGCAGGATCAAACACGGACAAACCCGAAGGGTATTCAATACATGGAAAAAATTCTGCGTGACGCATCGGGCAACCTTGTCCGTGCGAAGTTGGACGAGGCCGGCAACATCGTGCAGGTGCTGGAGGTGATCGAGCGCGCAGGCGAAGCTGCTGCCGCCGCCCAGGCGCGTGGCGCTGCTGACGTGCAGGCACGCATTCGCGGCATCAACCAGATGGCCGAAACCTACGGCAACCGCGAACTGGCGCTGCAGTACATCGCTGAAGGCAAGACGCTGGAAGAATTCCAGCGCGCGCTGATGGACAAGTTCGTGGCTGAGCGCAGCCAGCGCCCGCTGACCGAGCAGGCGCAGGAAGCCAATCTGGGCATGAGCAAAAGCGAAGTGCGCCGATTCAGCATCTTCCGCGCCGTTCGCGCCCTGCTGCCGACGGCGACCGACGCTGACCGCAAGGCCGCCGCGTTCGAATTCGAATGCTCGCGCGCTGCCGAAAAGCAGTATGGCAAGCAGTCCAAGGGCATCATGATCCCGGCTGACGTGCTGAATGATCGCACGTTCTCCACCACGGACCCGGCCGGCGGCCCCGGTTCGAACGTGGTTGCGCAGAACCTGCTGGCGGGGTCGTTCATCGAACTGCTGCGCAACAAGGCGTGGCTGCTGAAGTACGCCACGACCATGGGCGGCCTGGTGGGCAATGTGGACATCCCGCGCCAGAACGCTGCCACGCAGGCGTACTGGGTGGGTGAAGGCGGCGCGCCTGGCGCTGGCGAACCCGGCCTGGATCAAATCCACTTCACGCCGAAGACACTCGGCGCGACCACGGACATCACTCGACGCCTGATGGAGCAATCCACGCCGGACGCCGAACTGATCGTTCGCAACGACATCCTGCGCGTGATGGCGCTGGCGCTGGACAAGGCCGGCATCTACGGCACCGGCACGACCTACCAGCCGAAGGGGCTGAAGTTTCAGAACGGCATCCACGCTACGGCGTTCGCCACGGCAGCCAAGCCCACGTATGCCGAACTGGTGGACATGGAAACCAAGATCGCGCTGGACAACGCGGACGTCGATTCGATGGTGTACGCCTGCAACGCCGGGATTCGCGGTTACGCCAAGACGGCGCTGAAGTTCCCGGCCACCGCCGCCAGCGGCACCATCTGGGAGCCGGGCAACACCATGAACGGCTACAACACGGCCGTGTCCAACCAGATCGCCACCGGTGACGTGTTCTTCGGCAACTGGGCGGATTTCGTGGTGGCCATGTGGTCCGGCCTCGACCTGATGGTGGACCCGTACAGCCTGAGCACCAGCGGCGGCACCCGCATCGTGGCGCTGCAGGATGTGGATTTCAACATCCGTCACCCGGAATCGTTCACCTACGGCGCGTAAGCGCGGCAGTGAGTCGATAGCCAGAGAGGGCCGCCAGTGACGGCGGCCCTTTCCACAACCGATCAAGGAACACGTCATGGGATTTTCCGGAAAAACCTTCATGCTGCGGCTGACCGCCGCCATTGTGCTGGAAGGCGAGATTGCGCGCGCCGGCACGCTGGTGGAGATGGTGGAGGGCGAAGCCAAGGACCTGCTGCGCCGTGGCAAGGCCGTGCTTGCAGTCGAAGCGGATGCGCGCGCCGAAGACGCGGACGCCGCCGCGAACGCCGCTGCCGCCGAAGCCGCAGCAGATGCCACAGCAGAAGCGCCGGCCGACGAGGCCGCCGCGAAGTCGAAGCGCCCCGCGAAGTGATCGACGCAACAGCAGAACACCGACATGAAAACCACATCCATGATCGCGCTGCGCGTATCCGCAGCAATCACCGCAACCGACAACGGCGCGGCCGTTGACGTGTCCCAGTACAACGGCAACGGTTACATTGTGCTGAATTCGTCCGCGACCGGCGGCGCTGGCCAAACCAGCGATGTGAAGCTGCAGCACAGCGATGACGGCGCCACGAACTGGCTAGACACTGGCGTGACGTTCGCGCAGGTGACGAACGCCGGCCCGAGTTTCCAGGCGGAATACACTTCGCTGGACCAGTTCAAAAAGTTCGTACGCGTTGTGAACACGCTTGGCGGCGCTACGCCAACCGTTTCGTACAGCGTGGCGATGGTTGGCGACAAGCACGCGAGCTGATGCCGCATCCGTCCTGGGACGACCCCGCGGAATTCGTGGACCGGGATGACTTCGCTGTGCGCGGAGTCATCCTGTTCCAGGACGGCACGCGCGGCGAGATTGTAGGCATCTATGATGGCCCGTACCGCGAAGCGCAGCTGGGCGAGTACGAACAAGACACGACGAAGCCGAAATTCACCTGCACGGAAGGCATGTGCAGGGGCGCGCGCCGTGGCGATGGCCTGGAAGTCTACGAAGCGGACGGCAGAACGTTGTTCGGCACGTTCAGCATCATGACGTACCCGCAGCCTGACGGCACCGGCCTGGAGGTGCTGGAACTGGCGGAAGAATGATTCATTTCGATATCGAGTGGAACGACCTACTCCGCATCGGCGACGAGCTGGGCGCTTCCGAAAAGCAAATCCATTTGGCGCTGTCGCGCGCTCTGAAGCGCACGGCGTCGAAGCTGCGCACGCTGTCGGCCAAGGGTCTGCGCGACGAACTGGAACTGAAGCGGCTGAACCTGCTGCGCAAGCGCTTGAAGTCGGTGAAGCTGCGCAAGGGCGGCGCTGAAGGCGTGAAGATCTGGTATGGTTTGAACGACATGCCTGTGTCGTGGTTCAAGGGAAAGCCGACGCAGAACAAAGACGGCGCCACGTTCCGCAACGTCAAATTTCCTGGGGCGTTCGCCGCAAGCAGCCGATACACGAAGGGCAAAACCATTTTCAAGCGCACGGGAAAGGCGCGTCTGCACATCGAAGAACAGCTGATGCCTGTGAAGGACCAGGCGGACGTGTTCGTGGAAGACCACATCTTCGTGCAGGTTGAAAAGATTTTCTGGCCGCTGTTCCAGCGCGAGATTGAGGCGCGCGTGAAGTACAAGATTGGTGGCGCATAGCATGGACGCAAACACGAACGTTGACCTGGACGCGCTGCACGCTGCCATCGTTGCGGATATCAAGGCGCAATTCCCCGGCCTGGAAACTGTCGAGTTCTACCGCACCGACGAACGCAAGGGCGGACGCGACGGCCTGCCGCTGCCCGCCGTCCTACTGGACCTGTCGGAATTCGAACCTGATATGGAGATCGACCCCGGCACGGAACAGCTGGCGGTCCACGCGCGGTTTGAGGCCGAAATCATATTCGGTTTCCGCACGCCGAACGTGAAGCGTGAAATTAGGAAGTTCGCCGCTGCGTTCGGCGCCTGGTTGCGCCTGCGGCGATGGACCGGCATGCGCACCGGCCCCGCATACGTCACCAGCATTTGCCGCGGCGACTTCAATCCCGAGCTCGACCAGTACGAAGTCTGGTGCGTGGAGTGGTCGCAGCCCGTGCGCCTGGGCACCACGGTGTGGAACAATGATGGCGCTGTGCCAGCGCAGGTTTTCCTGGGGCTCGCGCCGGATATCGGCATCGGCCATGAGCCCGACTACACCCGTGTGGTGCCGAAATGAGCAGATACGCACTCAGTGAAGTTGAGCGCATCCAGGCCAATCTGGTGCGGTACGGCGTGGTGACTGAACTGGACGCGGCGAACGCGCGCGTGAAGTGCAGCACTGGCGGCCTTGATACCGATTGGCTGCCGTGGTGTGCCGGCCGCGCTGGCGCCACGAGCAAGTGGTCGGCGCCGCGACCTGGCGAACAGGTGGTGGTTATCTCGCCATACGGCGACCCAGCGCAGGCGTTCGTGCTGCCTGGCTTCTACCAGGACGACCACCCGGCGCCCGCCAACAGCCAGGACAAGGAAACCACCGTGTACCCTGACGGCAGCACCGTGGAGTACGATAGCGCCAGCAACACGCTGACGGTGAATGTGGCCGGCAGCGGCAACGTGGTTGTAAACTGCAAGGTGGCCACCGTGAAGGCGGCAACCAGCGTGACACTGGACACGCCGATGGTGCACGCCACGAAAGACATGCAGATTGATGGAAACCTGGGCGTCACGGGAGCAATGGCCGTGCAAGGCCAAGGAGCGAGCGGCGCAGTGTCTACGTTCGCGGGCAGCATCAAGGTGAACAGCGGTGACGTGATGGCCGACAACATCAGCCTGAAGGGGCACCACCACACCGCGCAGGGTTCGGACGCGCCGACCACGCCGGCGGAGCCGTAAGCGGAAATCCCACCAAATGAACGCACCCGACATGCCGCCGACAATGGCGGCATGAACGGGACCAGCGCCACTACTGGCAAGGGCATTGATGGCATCGCCCATCTGCGCCAGAGTATTTCGGACATTCTGACGACGCCGCTAGGCAGTCGGGTGATGCGCCGCGACTACGGCAGCCGGCTGTTCGAGCTGGTGGATGCGCCGACGAACAGCGAAACGGTGATGGACCTGTACGCGGCCACGGCCGAAGCGCTGGAAGCCTGGGAGCCGCGTTTCCGACTAACCCAAGTCAAGATTGCAAGCGCCGAACCCGGCGAAATCGTCTTGGACCTGACCGGCGAATACCTGCCGGACGGCCAAGTGGTGACACTTGACGGCATCAAGGTGCAGTAATGGCTGGCGCATTCACCGTCGTTGACCTGTCGCAGCTGCAGCCGCCCAACGTTGTCGAAGCCCTGAACTTCGAAACGATCCTGGCGCAGATGCTGGCCGACCTGCGCGCGCGCGATCCATCATTCAACGCGCTGGTGGAGTCCGACCCTGCGTATAAGATTTTGGAAGTGGCCGCGTACCGCGAGCTGCTGATGCGGCAGCGCGTGAACGAGGCGGCGAAGGCTGTCATGCTCGCGTTTGCCAAGGGGGCGGACCTGGACCAGCTTGGCGCGAACTTCAACGTGCCCCGCCTGCTGATCGAGAAAGGCGACCCCAACGCAGTCCCTCCGACGCCGGACGTGTACGAAGGCGACGATGAATTCCGTGCGCGCATTCCGCTGTCCCTGGAAAGCTACACGACCGCAGGCAGTGAAGGCAGCTATGTGTTCCACGGCCTGAGTGCTGACGGTGACGTGAGGGACATTTCAGCCACCAGCCCGACGCCGGGCCATGTCGCCGTGTATGTGCTGTCGCGCACGGGGAACGGCCAGGCGCCGCAGCAGCTACTGGACAAGGTGGCGGCCGCGCTGAATGCTGATCGCGTCCGGCCGATGACGGACCAACTGAGCGTCCTTTCCGCATCCATCCTGGAATACACCATTGATGCCGAACTGGTGCTGTATCCCGGCCCTGATGCGGACGTGGTTCTGCAGGCTGCGCATGACGCTGCGCAGGCATACGCCAATTCGCTGCATCGGAACGGGTACGATGTGAGCCTGTCCGGCATTTTCCGCGCACTGCACCAGCCTGGAGTTCAGCAGGTGAACCTGAGCGCGCCCACCGCAAACATCGTGGTTTCCGACGGCCAGGCGCCGTACTGCACTGGCATCAATCTGACTGTGGCGACCGAGAGCAATGTCTGACCTGCTGCCACCGAACGCGACGCCGCAAGAGCGCGCCATTGCCGAAGCCGTCGCGCGTATCAGCGATGTGCCGGCGGACGGCGCTCGCGCGATGTGGAATCCAGACACGTGCCCCGCATCGCTGCTGCCCTGGATGGCCTGGGCGTTTGGCGTTGACTTTTGGGAGCCGTCTTGGTCCGAAGAGCAGAAGCGCGGCGCCATCAAGTCGGCGGTGGCCGTGCAGCGCTACAAGGGGACTATCGGCGCCGTCAAGGAAGCCATGGGCGCCCTGGGGTTCGCTGTGACCATTCAGGAATGGTTCCAGATGATCCCAGAAGGCAACCCGTACACGTTCGACGTGATCGTGGAAACAAGCCAGGTTGGCATTGATGATGGCGACCTGGCGAAAATCATTTCGTTCATCGAGCGCACGAAGAACCTGCGTTCGCACCTGCGCGCCGGGCGCCAGGTTATCAGCCCGAAGGCCGGCCCGATCATCGCGGGCGCGTTGTGCATGGGGCAGGAGGTAACCGTGCGGTACGATGGCCCGTATTACTCAGATGGGACCGTAGCAACTGATTTGCTGCTGGATGCCGCGACATACGGCGAGGCCAGCACAGCCGGCGCGATCGATCTGCTGGACCAGATCGTCACGGCCGACATGCCGAACAATTCATGGGGGATGCAGTGACGGAATCACTGAACAGCCGGGTCGCCAAGTTCGACCAGATCGTCACCAACGTTGACACGTGGGTGAAGGGCGGGAGCGCCGATGTCGTTGATTTCGGCGGCGGCCCCGTCGATTCGCCGGCGAAGCTCATCGAGGACCAGCGCACTGCCATTTCGGCTGCGGCCGCTGTGCTGATCGCGCAGAAGGACGCGGACATCAATCAGTCCGCCGCTGGCGTTCTGGCGCAATCGAATGCTGCCGCGAGTGCCGCCGCCGGCAGCGCTGGGGATGCGTCGAATTCCGCCTCCAGCGCGGCCACGTCGGCTGCCGCCAGCGCGGCGAGCGCGGCGGATTCCGCTGCCTCCTCTGCCCAGAAGTTCGTGACGTCGGCGGGCGCGGCGAACCAGAAGCCGAACACGTCCTACACCTACATCAATCCGTTGTCGCGCGTCTGCACTATCACCGGTGGCGGCGACGGCTCCAATTTCCAGATGATCGGCTACGGCCACAACCGGCAGAAATTCCTTGGCGCGGCCACCACCGGCATCTGGGACTACCTGCCGGCGAACGGCATCGACAAACTGAAGTTCTACCGGATCGCTGGCGACGGCACGCGGACGCCGCTGACGTACACGGCTGGCACCCCGACTGGTAATCAGTGGGCTGGCACCGTGGGCGCAAGCACCGTCTCCTGGACGCTCGGCACGGCACTTGGCACGCTGGACAAGTTGTTCGTCGAAGACCCGTACGCGGCGGTCGCAACCACCGGGACGCAGCCGGACTACTCCTGGATCGGTGGCGGCTACGACAACGTGGTCGACAACGGCGTGATGCAGCACATCACCGGTGCGCACAACCGCATCATCAGCGGCGACCACACAACGATGCTGGGCGGCAGCTACCACACCAACGACTCTGGCAGCTACAACGCATTCTGCGGCGGCACCGACAACTGGAACGGCTCTGGCGCCACGCTCGGAAGTGGGCATTTCGGCGGCCTGCGCAACTACTGCAGCGGATCGACCTCGGGGACGACATTCGGGCGGAGTTGCAAGGTGAACTCCGCGTACAGTTGGACGCACGGCTACCTGAACACCATCAACGGCACGGCGTGCTCGGTCGGCGGGCGCAACAACACCGCATCCGGGTCTGACTCTGCCCTGTTCGGCAATGGGAACACCAGCACCGCGAACTACTCGTTCGCCATCGGCAACGGCAACACCGTCGGCCACCACTACGCGCGCAGCCTGGGCGGGTACAAGGGGGCCACCCTGTTTCGGGGCGAGTTGCTGGAGTGGGCATACCGCGACACCTCGTCCGGCACAAACCCGTTTGTGAGCTGGCGGCGGGTGCCGCTGTCGGTCGTCACCAGCACCACGGCATCGGCGTTGCTGGCGACGCTGGACGGCATCACGAACATCACGCTGCCGGTCAGCACCGCATGGAAATGCACGCTGGAGGTGTTCGCGCGCAGCTCCTCCCTGCGGTGCGCTGCATTCGAACTGAAGTTCCGTGCCAGCACCGACGCATCCGGCAATCTGACGCTCGGCACGCCGACGATGGTATGGTCGGATGTTGACTCTGCATTCGGAACGAGCGCCAACGCCGCATCCGCCTCGGTCGTCGCCAATGGCAATGCCATCAACTGCGTGGTCCAGCCGCGCATCGATACTGCTGTCGGCGCAAAATGGGGCGCGGTCCTGAGTATCCGGGAGATCAACTGATAATCGACATGAGCTATCGCACAATTCATACCAGCTACGGCCTGCAGCGCATGGCGCAGGCAGAAGCCAGCGGCGTGCCCATCAACCTGGTGGCGGTGGCCGTTGGGGATGGCAACGGCAACCCGACCAATCCAGGCCAGAATCAAGCGCAGCTGGTACGCGAGCGCTACCGGGCGGCGCCGAACCGCGTCTATCAAGATCCGAGCAACCAGCAGATGTTCATCGTGGAAATGGTGGTGCCGGCCACTGTCGGCGGATTCACCATTCGCGAAATCGCCGCGTTCGATGACCAGGGCGGCATGTTCGTGCTGGCGAACGTGCCGGACTCCTACAAACCGGCTGGCGACGGCAGCGATGGCTCGTTCGGTGATACCGTGATCCGCATGCAGTTCGTGGTGCTGAACGCGGATGTGGTGACGCTGCAGATTGACCCGAACGTGGCGGTGGCCACGCAATCGTGGATCGCCAACACCATCACGCTGCCGTATCTGCTGAAGGGCGGCGCCACAGGTCAGATGCTGGTGAAGAAATCGAACGCGGACGGCGATGTCGAGTGGATCGACCCGACCGCTGCCGCAGTCGTTGTGAACACGGTGGAAGAGACGCAGACGCTGGCAGCGGCGCAAACCACTGTCACGCTGGCGGTCTGCAGCACCATCGGCCTGGCTGTGTACATCGAAGGCATTCGCCTGCGGCCCGACCAGTGGACGCCGCACCCCACTGACATAACCGAGCTGACGCTCGGGGGTTCGTATCCTGACGGCACCCAGGCGGATTTCGTACAGAATGAACCGGCAGCGTTCGTGCCAACGCCGTTGATTCAGTCGAAAAACCTCTCGGATGTGGCGGACACGAGCGCGGCGCGCGCGAACATTGGCGTGGACAGCAAAGTGAACACGGACACGTTCGCGCCGGCCGGTCACATCGCGTTCACCGCGCGCAGCACTGCGCCGGCGGGCTGGATGAAGGCGAATGGCGCGGCTGTGAGTCGCACGGCATACGCTGCATTGTTTGCTGCCATCGGCACCACCTACGGCGCGGGCGATGGGTTCAATACGTTCAACCTCCCCGACCTGCGCGGAGAATTCATTCGCGGGTTCGATGATGGGCGGGGCATTGATAAAGAGCGAGCGCTCGGCGCGTGGCAATCCGGCTCGCCATTGGTGCATGACGACGTTGGCGGCCAGGCTGGATTCGACCAGGTCACTTTCGGCGACGGCAGTAATGTGCCGTGGGATAACATTTCCGACCCCTGGGTGGGGACATTCCCGCTTGCCATGTACACGTCACCGACAACCCAGAAGGCGCTGGCATCCGGCAAAGGGTGGATCAGCATGAGCCGCCCGCGAAACATCGCCATGCTTGCCTGCATCAAATACTGACCATGAGCACAAAGACCGCATACCAAACAGACCGCGCCGGCCACTTCGTTTGCGAAACGGTGGCCGATGAAAGCCCGCTGGAACCTGGCGTGTTCCACTTGCCGACCGGCTGCGTTCTGGTGGCGCCGCCGAAGCAATGGCCGAACGCCAAGTGGCCGCGCTGGAATGGCAGCAAGTGGGAATTGGTGACGAAGCCGGAATCGCCGAAGCTGGCGAATGACGACGACCCTGTGGTGAAGCTGCAGGCGTTCCTGGTGGCAAATCCTGACGTTGCCGCCATCCTCAAACAAGGGGGCGTATGAGCCGCGTACTCGATATGTGGGCCGGCATGACCGGCACCGTTCTGGATTTCGCTGGAACTGCGGCGCCGAATGGCTGGCTGATGTGTTACGGGCAAGCCGTCAGCCGCGCGAATTACCCCAACCTATTTGCTGCCATCGGGACGACGTTTGGCGCTGGCGATGGCGCCACCACGTTCAACCTGCCCGACACGCGCGGACGCGCCGCCATCGGCAAGGACGACATGGGCGGCGCTGCGGCGAACCGCATCACGCCAACAGGCTCGGGAATCGCTGGCAATGTGCCGGGGTCGGCGGGCGGCAACGAAACGCATACGCTGACGGCGGCGCAGATGCCGACGCACACGCACCCCAACACCGTCACCGATCCGGGCCACACGCACGCGAACACCGTCACCAACAACCCGCACTCGCATGCAAACACGCTGAGCGACCCAGGGCACACGCACGGGCACAATGCGAACTCCGCCAACAGCAGTTCGTCGACCGGCGGCGGCGGATTTGCGCTCCCGGCAACATCTGGCGCGACTATCAGCGCCGCGACAACGGGCATCACGATCAACAATGCATCCGCAGCGTCTGCGGTAACGATCAGTAACGCGTCGCAGACGGCTGGCGTGACCATCACGAACGCATCGCAAGGCTCCGGCGGCGCGCACCCCAACGTGCAGCCGGGTATCGTGTTCAACAAAATAATCAAGGCCTGACGCGCGCAGCCACCGCACGCCTGTTTGCCGCCCATCCGTGGGCGGTTTTTTTATGCGGCCATGATCCATTCGCCCGGCTGCGTCAGCATCAGGCGGTTGCCCTTGGCGCGGTTCATCCGCGCCGGAATCACCTGCAGATTGCTCCACGTGTGGAGCCCGCACGCGCTGCGCGCCCGCAACGGAATCATGTGGTCAACGTGCCAGGCGAAGCCGGTGATGCACTTGCGCATTACCGCAAGGTGCGCGGCTTCACGCATTACGAAATCAGTAAATTCCACATCCCATGCCGGCGTGGCTGAAAGCTTTCTGGCCCGTCGCTTGGCGTCCAAAGCCGCCTGTTTTTCAGGCGCGTCTCTGTAGCGCTCGCGCTGCCTGGCGTTGACCAGTGATCTATTGCGCTCTTTGTATGCGCGTGAAAGTTCGGCGTTTCTTGCCGCGTTGGCTTTCTTCCATGCGGAAGCTCGCGCCCTGAACTTTTCAGGATTCTCAGCATACGCGGCCCTCATCCTTTCGCGCGCACGGCGCTTTGCGTCGTCAGTCATGGTTTCTGGGCTGAATTCATGGCGCGCCAATCTTAGCACAGCGGAAATCCCACCAGTGGAAAAGCAGCGCCGCAGCCGGGACAATGGCGACAATTCTGAATTTGTGCCGACCAATAGGACCAACACATGGCCGCATCCTTCCTGCACGGCGTCGAAGTTATTGACATTGACGCCGGCCCGCGCCCCATTTCGGTGGTGCGCACTTCCGTCATCGGCCTTGTGGGCACCGCGCCGGATGCTGACCCGGTAGCGTTCCCGCTGAACACGCCCGTGCTGATCGCTGGCAGCCGCACCGTGGCGGCCAAGCTGGACACGACCGGCCAGGGCAAGGGGACGCTGCCCGATGCAATGGATTCGATTTTCGACCAGGCCGGCGCCGTGGTTATCGTTGTGCGCGTGGACGAGGGCGCGAACGACAATGCGACGATGGCCAATGTGCTGGGCGGCGTCAACGCGAACACCGGCCAGTATCTTGGCGTGCAGGCGTTCCTGGCAGCGGAATCTGTTGTGGGATTCGCGCCGCGCATCCTGATTGCGCCGGGATTCACGCACCAGCGCACGGCGGGCGGCGTGGTTTCGCTGACAGGTGCGCAGGGCGCCGGTTACACCGATGGCACGTATGACCTGGTGGTGACCGGCGGGACCGGCGGCAATGGCGCGGCGGCCACGGCCACCATTTCCGGCGGCAAGGTGACCGCGCGCACCATCACGAAACCTGGTGGCAGCTACACCGCCGCGCCCACGTTCGCGCTGCCGGCCGGCGCTGGCGCAGGCACTGGCGCAACGTTCGTTGCGACGCTGGGCACCGTCGGCAACGCCGTGGTGGCCGAACTGATCGGCATTGCCGAGCGCATGCGCGCCGTCATCATCGCTGATGGCCCGAACACCAACGACGCGGACGCCATCGCCTACGCTGGCGATTTCGGCAGCAAGCGCGTGTACGTGGTGGACCCGCAAAGCATCAAGGCGGACAGCGCCGGCAACCTGGTGAATGCGTACTCCAGCGCGGCCGTGGCCGGCCTGATCGCCAAGACGGACAATGAACTGGGTTTCTGGTGGAGCCCGTCCAACCAGACCATCAACGGCATCCAGGGCACCGCGCGGCCGGTTGACTTCAAGCTGGGCGATCCGAACAGTCGCGCCAACCTGCTGAACGAGAAGACCGTGGCGACGATCATTCGCCAAAACGGATTCCGCCTGTGGGGCAACCGCACGCTGTCGAGCGATCCGAAATGGAAGTTCCTGTGCGTTGTGCGCACCGCCGACATCATCAACGACAGCCTGATGGCCGCCCACCTGTGGGCCGTTGATCGCGCCATCGGCAAGCAGTACGTGACGGAAGTGGTGGAAGGCGTGAACGCATTCCTGCGCAGTCTGGTTGTGCAGGGCGCCATCCTGGGCGGCACGTGCTGGGCTGACGCCGATTTGAATACGGCGGATCAGATCGCAGATGGTAAAATCTTTTTCGATTTCGATTGGACCCCCGCGTATCCCGCAGAGCACATTACCATGCGAAGCCATCTGACGAACAATTACATCACCACTGTTTTCAACTAAACGACGCGGGCGCCTAGCGCGCCCTGCTGGGGAATAGGAGCATAGGCACATGGCCGCACGTGATGTTTTGAAAAACCTTACAGCTTGGATTGACGGCCGTGGCATGGCCGGGCAGATTCAGGACGTGAACCCGCCCAAGCTGACGCTGAAAACCGAGGATTTCATGGGCGGCGGCATGCCGGCCCCCGTGAAAATCACGATGGGCATGGAGGGGCTGGAAACAGATTTCAGCCTGATTGCCTATGACCGCGAAGTGCTTGCGCTGTTCGGCGTGGTGGAGGGTTCCAGCGTGCCGCTGACCATTCGCGGTGCGCTGGAGTCGTTCGACGGCACGGTGACGCCTGTGGTGATGAACATGCGTGGCAAGGTGACGCAGATGGACCCAGGCACCTGGAAGCCCGGCGACGTGCCGTCGCTGAAGTGCGCGGTGGCGCTGTCGTATTACAAGCTGCAGCACGGCGACCGAGTGGTGCACGAAATCGACGTGGAAAACATGGTGTGCATCATCAACGGCACCGACACCCTGGCGGCCATGCGCAGCGCCCTGGGCCTGTAAGCAGCACCTGGCCGGCGTAGACCGGCCGGCATCACACATAAATTTAAACAGGTGAAGGCAATGAGCGACGCAAAGAAATCCTGGCTGAAGGACAACGGCGACGGAACCGTTACGGTTACGCTGTCGCGCCCCATCGAGATAAACGGCGCGCAGGTGCCGGCGCTGACGATGCGCGAACCGACCGTGGACGACCAACTGGTGGCCGCTGAATCGAAGGGCAGCGAAGCCATCAAGGAAATTACGTTCTTCGCCAACCTGTGCGAAGTCGATCCGACCAACATCCGCCGCCTGCCCATCAAGGATTACGCGCGCCTGCAGGCAGCGTTCGGGGGTTTTATCGACTGAGCGCGGACTACGTGCGCAAGGCGGCGCTGGCGCTCGCGTCGCACACCGGATGGTCCGAAGCGTCCATCATGGACATGCGCACTTCACGTTTCGTGTGGTGGGTTGAAGGCTTGAACGAGAATGGCAACCAATAAAAAGCTTTCAGCGGTTATTGCGATCGGCGGGGCAATTTCCAGCAGCCTGCGCAGCACCTTCGGTGATGTGAAGGGCCGCCTCGTCGATCTTGGCAAGACCGTCACCGACCTGGAGAAGCGCCAGCGCCTGTTGGGCCGCACAATCCAGGAATTCGGCCGCGCCGGCAAAGACGTGACCGGCATGCGCAACCGTTACGCGGAATTGACGCAGCAGCTTGACCGCGCACGCCAGGCGCAGGAACGCCTGGCGACAGCGCAGGCGCGCGCCGCGAAGATCGGCGGGTTTGTCAAAGGCGCAGGCGTAGCGGTTGGCGCAGCCGCCGCCGCCGGCGCTGTTGTCGGGCGCCCGCTGGTGCGCGCGGCGATTTCGCGCGAAAACGAAATCAACCTCATCAAGAACACGGGCGCCTCGAAGGAAGAAACCGCAGAACTGGTGCACGCCGCCGAGACAGCCAAACAGTTCGGCGTCAGCGTCACAGAAGCCATTCACGTTGTTGGTCAGCTCCGTGCCGCGTTCGGTGATGCGCACCACGCCGTGGAAGCGCTGCCGCTCGCCCTGAAGGCAAAATCCGGCCTGCAGTTGTACGACCGCCTGCACGGGTCTGCTCTGGCAGATGGGGATTCCGCGTACACGCTGGCGAAGATTGCTGAAGAGCGCGGCGGCGCCAAGTCCCCCGAGGCGCTGGCCGCGAAGTTCAACTGGGCATTCAAGGGTCTCACCGGCTCGGGCGGCCACGTCAGCGTTGACCAGTGGTTGAATGCCATTCGTTCCGGCAAAGGCGCAGTGCGCGCGATGGATGATGCCTCGTTCTTCGGTGACACGTTCCTGATGCAGTCCATGGGCGCGGACCGCTACGGCACGGCCAGCAGTTCGCTGTCGAATGGTTGGGTTGCTGGGCGCGCAACGCACTCCGCGCTGAACCGAATGATGGAAATTGGCCTGCTGGACAAGGACAAGGTGAAGTTTGACAAGATCGGCAAGGTCAAGTCAGCCGTTGGCGCATTGAAGGACAGCCAGCTGTTCATCAAGGACCCGCAAGCGTGGGTGGACAAGTACCTGATTCCGGCGATGAAGAGTCGCGGAGTTGACGTGACCGACGCCGCGCAGGTCAATGAGTTCGCCGCGCAAATCGCATCGAACTCGAACGCCAGCGCAATTCTGGTCAACCGTGTTCTGGACTCGCAGAACATCGCGAAGGACCGTCGCAACGTCCACAAGGCGAACGGCGTCAGAGAGTCCGACGAGCAGAACAAGGAATCCTCGGCGGGCAAAATCGAGAACGCACGCAAGCGCCTGAACGATGTTGAGGAGCGCATGGGCGCGGTGATCCTGCCTGTGCTGGCCACTTCGCTGGAAAAGGTTGCGACCGTCTTGGAGTGGTTGAACAGGAAGGCGGAGGAAAGCCCCGCCGTGTTCAAGGCGCTGACCTGGGGGCTGATCGGCGTCACCACTGCGGTGGGCGGGCTCACTGCCGTCAGCCTGACGTCGAAGCTTGCGATTGAACCGCTCGCTGGCGTCCTGAACGCAGTGGGCGCAGCCGCGCCTGGCGCCGTCGGTGGCCTGTCAAAACTGCTTGGGCTCGTTGGCGCCGCCGCTGGCATTGCTGGCACTGTTGTGACGCTTGCGAACACGACAACCGACGAAGAGGACAGCGAGATACGGAACGGCAAAGCGCGCTGGGCAGCATTGCGAGCCAAGTACCCGCAATCCGTTATTGACGCGGCCCGGAAGAAATATCAGCCGTGGTATGAAGTCGGCCAAGGTTACGCGGCCGAGAATGAAGCGTGGCTGAAGCGCTACACGTCAGAAAATCCGCTGCCGGCCGTTCCGCCGAAAGCAACGACGACGACCGCGTCAACGACTGACGCGCGCCAGTACAGCTTCACCATCAACCAGGCGCCAGGGCAGGACAGCAAGGCGCTGGCTGACGAAATCGAACGGCGCCTGGGCATCAAGGCCGGCATCAAGAACCGTTCTTCCATGTTCGACGGGGTGAACTGATGAGCCTGGCGGGATTCCTTTCCGGCTTCGTGCCGATGCTGCGGCTGGGTGATTTCAATTTCTCCCTGCACGTGGCCGTGGCTCAAGAAATGCGACGCAGGGCGGAATACAAGTGGCCGTCGCAAGAGCGATTCGGCCAGCTTCCTGCGCGGCAGTTCACTGGACCAGGCGATGAAAGCATTACGCTGCCTGGCGTGATCTATCCGCAGTGGCGCGGCAGCGCGAACGCGATGGCCCAGCTGCGCGCGATGGGTGCGCGTGGCCAGCCGTACCTGCTGATGGATGCGCAAGGCAAAATGTACGGCCGCTGGGTCATCACGGACGTGGAAGAGGTCAGCAGCGCGTTCGCCGCTTTCACCGTGCCGCGAAAAATCGAATTCAATGTGACGCTGCAGCGCTTCGACGGCAGCGACAGCAGCGTGCTTGGCACTCTGCTGGACAACGCACTGCAGTCTGCCGGCATCCAGCTATGACCGAATACGTTACCAGAGACGGCGACATGGCGGACCTGATCGCCTTCAACTATTACGGCACCCGCGACGGCCTGGTGGTTGAACAGCTGCTGGACGCGAATCCAGGGCTTTCCGGCCTTGGCCCGCTCCTGCCCGCCGGCATCACCATCGTGCTGCCCGATTTCACGCTGCCTGCGACGCAAAACGCAATCCACCTATGGGATTAGAGATCACAAAAGAGCGGGCCATAGCGCTTGGACTTCTTCGGTACTTCACAGCCGAACCATGCAAGAGGCGTGGGCATATATCTGAACGATATGTGCGGCGTGATGCGTGCGTGGAATGCGCGCGTGAGGATAACGCGCGGTGGCACAAGGAAAATGGGGCACGAGCAACAGCCAGAAAGGCTGCGTGGCGCGCGCAAAATCGGGAGCTGGACAAGGCGAGCCAGGCGAAATGGCACGGCGACAACAGGCCGAAGGTTCGGGCAATCAGCCACAAGCGTCGCGCCAGGAAACTATCCGCCACGCCAGCATGGGACGCCGACCTGACAGACTTCGTGATGCAGGAGGCGGCCGACCTGGCGCGGCGCCGCCAGGAAGTCACCGGCTTCGCTTGGCACGTTGACCACATGGTGCCGCTACAAGCCAGCGAGGCTTGTGGCCTGCATACCTGGGCGAACCTACAGGTAATTCCTGCGCGCATGAATATCGCCAAGAAAAACCGTCTGACCCTGACGCAACCAGGCGAGTGGGTGAATAAATTATGAGCACGCAACCAATCCGCCCGGACTTCAAGCTTCTGGCGAATAGCCAGGACATCACGGCCGCCATCTTGGATAGGTTCGTCAGCCTCCGCTACACGGACGAGGCTGGGCTTGCCTCGGACATGCTGGAAATCGTGCTGGCCGATCATGACCCGCTGAAGCCCATCCAGGTGCCGCCGACTGGCGCAGAACTGGAACTGTTCCTGGGCTATGATGGCCAATCGCAGCGCATCGGCCTGTTCATCGTTGATGAAATCGAGCTGGCCGGCTGGCCTGGCGAAATGACCATCCGCGCGCGTGCGGCGACGTTCGACAAGAGCAAGGGCGGCAAGACGGACCTGCAGACGCAGAAGGTGCGTAGCTGGAAGGCCGGCACGACGCTCGGCGCGATGGTGCAGAAGATCGCCAAGGAACACGGCATGGAAGGCGCTGTTGCGCCTTCGCTCGCAAGCATCAAGCTGCCGCACATCGACCAGCCGGACGAATCCGATATCAACCTGCTGCTGCGCGTCGCCAAGAAATACGATGCCGTGGTGAAGCCGGCCGGCGGCAAACTTGTGCTGGCCAAGCGCGGCGAGTTCAAGAGCGTCAGCGGGAAGGACTTGCCAACCGTCACCCTGGTGGCGAATGAATGCGGCCGCTGGCGCATGGTGCAGTCCAAGCGCGAAACCGCCGGCATGGTGGTTGCCTACTATCACGCGGTGAAGCAGGCCAAGCGCCACGAAGTCAGCGTGGGTTCTGGTGAGCCTGTGCGCCGGCTTCGGCAGTACTATCCAACCCGCGAAATGAGCCTGGCGGCAGCGCGTGCAGAACTGGCCAGGCGCGAGCGCGCCCGCATCACCATGCACATCACCTGCCCTGGCCGCACCGACCTGGCGGCGGAATGCAAGGTGATCCTGCAGGGCTGGCGTGAAGGCGTGCCCACCGAATGGGTGGCGACGCGCGCCGAACACAGCCTGGATGATCGCGGCTACACCAGCACCATCGAACTGGAGTTGCCGAACGATGGCGGCGACGACAACGTGGAGGATGTGGCCACGTGATGTGATACAATTCACGCTCCGTCACTCACATTCACGCTGTCATGACGCTTGAAATCATTTCCCGAGCCGAAGCGAAGGCGCGCGGTCTAAAAGAGTTCTTCACTGGCGCGCCATGCAAGAATAATCACATCGCCAGACGCATGGTTTCTGATGCGTCGTGTACTGAGTGCGTGAAAGCGCAGGCGCGCCGCTGGTACCAAAAGAACAGAGAGCGCTTGTTGCAGAAGCAAAAGGCTAGATATTCTGAAAAACCGGAGTATTTCGCCGAATACAGAGAAAAATACTACAAGGCAAACAAGAAAAAGTATTTCGACCATGCTGCAAAATTCAAAAAAGATAACCCGGGGAAGGCGTCTGCCTACCAGGCGAAATATTACGAACAGAACAAAGCCCATCTGAAAGCCAGGGCATCGGAGTGGCAGCGAGAAAACAAGGACATTGTCCGAAAGAACACATCCAAGCGTCGCGCCCGCAAGCTGTCTGCAACGCCAGCATGGGATGCCGACCTGACGGACTTCGTGATGCTGGAAGCCGCTGACCTGGCCACCAGGCGAGAACGTGTCACCGGCTTCGCTTGGCACGTTGACCACATGGTGCCGTTGCAGGCGCGCAACGCATGCGGACTGCACACGTGGAATAACCTGCAGGTGATTCCGGCCGGGCTGAACCTTCGGAAGAGCAACCGCATGGTGATGACGCGGCCAGGCGAGTGGGTGCGCCACCTGTAGGCATCGCCTTTAGGCGGTTTCGGCCCGTTATCGCCTTATGGCGATTCGATGCGCTGTCAATCGCAAGCCGCCCGCTGAGGCGGCTTTTTGTTGCCGCGTGACTCATTATTATTGTGGATGATTCCGCGTGATGAGTTTTAGGCAGGGGCACCCTGAAGGGCACCCTGAGTTTTCTGCGTAGCGCTAAGTCATTGGAATCGTTGGAGCGGGTGATGAGGATCGAACTCACATCATCAGCTTGGAAGGCTGCTCGCGCACCATAATGGGCCTTAACGGCACTTCATCGCCACTAATCGCACGTCATTGATTCACAAAGGGAATTTGACGCGCAGGGCCGAAACTGCAATGGCTTCAATGGGTGGTCACTTTGACCCCAAGGGCACCCTGAAGGGCGCCCTAGAACCCAACAGAAGCGAGGCAGGGAAGTGCTGACAGTAACGACAATCGACGCCGCAATCCGCGACTGCGAAGGCGAAACCGTTTTGTATGACGGCGCCAAGCAGCGCGGCGAAGGGAACCTGCGCCTGCGCATCCGCAGGACCCGCAACGGCGTGACCGCCATATGGTTTGCGCACTGGCAGAAGGAAGGCGAGCGCGGGAAAAAGCAGCTGGGCCAGTACCCGAATATGAAGCTGGCCGAAGCGCGCGGGGAGTTCGACAAGATCAAGCCCACGCTGAAGGCTTCGCCCAAGCCGAAACTTGCCATTGCGCACCTGGGCGAAGTGCCCACGGTTGAAAAGCTGTTCACCAGCTATGTGGCGCATCTGAAGGCGCGCGAAGCAGGAGCGGCGCGACACATCGAACAGGTGCTGTTGCTGGGCAAGTACAACGCCGCAGACGCGCTGGGCCGCAAGACCCTGGCGGGCGATGTCACGCCGGCCGACGTGCGCGCACCGCTCGCGGAAGCCGCCAAGCGCGGCGCACTGCGCACCGCTGACATCCTGCGCACCTACATGTCGTCGGCGTTCGGCTGGGGCATGAAGTCAGCGAACGACTACACCCAGGACGCCGCATATGACTGGGGCATCCAGGCGAACCCGGTCGCCGCCGTGCCGCGCGACAAGCGCGCCAACAAGGAGCGCGACCGCAATCTGTCCGCGCCTGAAATGGCTGCCGTGTGGGCCAATCTGACGGACGAAGGTTCGGGCGACGTTGCGCGCCTGGTGATGCTGTGCGGTCAGCGCGTGCAGGAAACCATCAAGGTGGACGGCTGCGAAGTCGATACCAAGCGCGCGCTGTGGACCATCCCGGCGCACAAGACGAAGGGCCGCGAGCGCCCGCACATGATCCCGCTGCCGCCCCAGGCTGTCGCGATATTCAAGCGCCTGAAGGAATTCCACGGCGATGGCCCGCTGTTCCCCGCCCGCACTGGCGCGAAGGGCGAACGCATGGGCTTCCTGGCGGTGACGCATCACATTGCATCGCTGACGTGCTGCAAGCCGTTTCAGCCGCGTGACCTGCGGCGCACCTGGAAGTCCCGCATGGGCGACAGCGCGGGCGTGGATCGTTTCACGCGCGATTTGATCCAGCAGCATGCGCGCGCAGATACGGGCAGTCGCGTGTATGACCACGCTGACTACATCCCGATGATGCGCGAAGCCATGGCGAAGTGGGGAAGGTGGTTTGAAAAGAACGTGGTGCAGGCCACGAAGAAAAAGCCGCAACGCGACGACATGAAGATGGCCGCGTGACAAAAAACAAACCCCGCTCCGGCGGGGTTTTCTTTTGGTGCCATGCGCGGATTGGCCGCCGCGCCGGCTGACTGGAGGGTTTTTCTTGATGCGGTTTTCCCTGGCCGCTCAGTTAAAAGGTATGTCGTCGCTGTCGTCGGAGAACCCATTATCCGGCGGCGCCTGGCGACGCTGACCGCCGCCACCACCGGCCGCAGCCTGGCGCGGTTGCTGCCCGCCCTGGCTGCCGCTGTCGCCGCCGCCGCCGACGCGCGGCCCGAGTTCGACGCCATCGACGCGCGCAACCAACTTGGCGCCTTCGCCGCCGCCGTTGCGCTGGTACGTTTCGATGTGGATATCCGACAGCGTGAAACAGTGCACGCTGCCTTTCACCAGGTACGGCGCGAGCGCTTCGGCCTGCTTGCCCCACAGCGATGCGTCAATCCATTGCGTTGGGCGGTTGCCGTCATCGCCTTTCTTGCCGTAGTTCACGGCCAGCGACAGGTTGGCAACAGCGGTGCCGTCCGGCAGGTGACGCACTTCAGCGTCGCGGCCCAGGCGGGCGAGTCCAATGGTTTTCATGATGTTTGTGATGCCTCTAGGTAAATGCCGGCGGCCTTGTCACCGCCAGGGTTGAAAATCAGATTCGCGCCAGCCTGGCGCGCTCGCGCTCGCATCCGGCGCAGCAGAACAGCCTGTTGCTGTCGGCATCGAACGGCTCACCACAGCGCGGGTTCA